CATCTCTAACAGATCGCTTTTAGACTTCTGGCTACGCTGACGTACAAAGCGAGCCTCTTGCACTGTTGCCGCATTACGATCAATACCAAACTCTTCTGGTGGTACTACTTCAACGCGAGTGCAGCTTTCAGTAACCGTACGAAGCATTTTGCCTTGGTATGTATTAAGGCCAGTAATCTCATCAAGCACTTCTTCAAACTCTGTAATCTCAATCTCAGGATCCGCCTCAAGGACTTCAAATGCTGGCTGAGAAATATCTTCAAACGAATGAGTCGTTGTTTTGTCTTCCATGGATCGCCAACGCTTAATAACACCCTGACGCTGAAGAAGGCCGTCAATAAGACTATCCATAATATTGCTAAAACCATCGTTTTGACGATAGAAAACATATCGAACCCAATCTGTTGCTTGCTGCGCTGCTTCAACATCTTCTGGCCCTTCTGGCTCAAATCTAACTGTCTCATCATCAGCTACAAATAACTCAGCTATATCTGCTTTGATGTTCTCAATACTTTGATAGACTTCTCGCGTAACAATGCTTGAGTAGCCATCCCGCTCATTGCCGTACCGTTCACCAAGGTAATAATCAAGAAGATCTGCACGAGTCTGTGCAGCATCGCTATCCATGTGATCAGATACGTTGTCTTCATAGGAATCAATAGTGCTTAATAGTTCTTTATTTGTGATCATTATGTGACCCAGTTGTAATTACTTGACTCCTTGGTTTCCCAAGGTCTTTGTCTTCTACTCTTATCTTTCATTGCTTCAGCAAACCTTTGGCTTTGAAACGCATACCTTGTAGCAGACATTAAATCGTCTTCTTTGTCTACTATCTTACCGTTCTCGCCAAAGTGGTAAGTTCCGTATTCTTGCTGCCAAAAATGACAACTTTGGAACACCTTAAATAAACCTTTCTCCATCGCTTTCGACATAGCAGTAATACCTGCCGAAATCTTTATATCTCCTTTTGTCTGAGATATATCTGGCGGATTAGTAAAATGCTCAGGTAAGAAGTTTACTCCTTCCTGACGATACTGCTCTGCCATCGAATCACCGCCATCAAACGATCTATTACCATCGTGAGGCCAAGCTATAGGTGGCTGACAAGTTCTTTGTCTAATCGCTATAGCGTGTTGTGTTGCTGTTTGACGAGATTCTCTATACTCGTCTGTAACATAAAAGCAGCCATTCTCTGGGTTTATTGCGCCCCAAACAATAGCTGTAGGGTGATCAAACCCAAAATCTATACCCGATATTCTCAACCAGTGAGAGGGTATCTCAAAATCTTCTACAACCAATCTTTCTAATGAGTATGGGAACACCATACCTCTACCGAATACTGGTTGTCCTTTTGTTCTCATCTCTCGTTCGTTAGGAAGGTACTGAGCTAGTATCTGCTCTTTTGCATCCTCATCTAAGTGAGGCGCTTCATCCCAACCTGCTTGGATAAGAAACTGACCTTTCTTTCTTTCCTTCATAAACTGCTGGATAACTGGAGTCATTCCACTTTCTGGGGTAAACGTCATCATAACGAAACCCTTTTTATCCAGCGTTCGAGTCAAACACTGTGTATATATGTTCTGTGCTGGCTGCTCATCTAGCCAAACCCAGTCAAGAGAAGAACCCATGAACTTCTCTTCACCCATCTCGTATGACTTAAACGAGACTACAGATTCACCGATGTGATTACCTTTTTCATCGTGAAACTTAACCACAATACTTTCAACTGCATTTGGTATCTGTGGCTTACGCACTACATCTACAATACAGTCTCTGGGTATAGCTCCAGATCCACGCAAGTCAATGTTTACAGGATCACCTAATAGTTCACGCTGTAGTATGTCTCTTGTGGTGACTGTACTAGCACCAGCAGCCCACGCAGTAATAGGCTTCTTAAATCTATGCCCCTTCCACCAGTCAGGATACCTTCCTGTTAGGTGACAAGCGGTAATTCTAGCTCCAGTGTAAGTCTTACCTACCCTGTTACCCGCCATTGCCAAGCACTGGTTGGCCTCTAAAGTAGCATTAGCTAAAATCTCTTGCCACCCGTAAGGCTCCCAAGCATTTATCTGGTTAAATAAACGCCTTTGCTCTCTCTCCTGAATTAAGAGTAATAACTTCTCTTTCTCAGCCTTCTTTAAGTTTTCTGACATTTTGGGATGATTCAATCAGCTCTGATAGTTGTTCATCGAGTTCTGCATCAGACAGGTCTGATACGGTTTGTTTAACATTTAGTTCTTTAGGCTTATCATGGCCTGTTCTGTGCAGAATATCTTGTGCCGCTTTTAAGCGGATCTCTGGTCGATTGTCTGGATCAACCATAATATCTTCTATAATCTTAGTCGCAAGAGAAGCAACCTGATTTTCTTCAACCAGGTCATCTCTTTTTTCTTTGATTATTTCTTTTAGGTCTTTGTACAAGCGGTAAGCGTTACCGTTATCAGGCGCATAACCTGCTAGACGGAACGCATCCATCACAGTCATCTTTGTAGGATCTCGGCCTTCGTGATAACCACGAGCCATTAGATCAACAAACTTTTCCTGCTGCTTGGTTAGCTTTCTTTTCTTTTGTCGTTTAATCATTAAGATATTACGTCATGCGATATAATTGGTCTAATTACAGGGCCAAAGTTTGTAGCAAAAGGATTTCGTTGCGTTGATAGCAATACGGCTAAATCAGTGCATTCTTCACCCACTGAACTGTATGCTATTTTCTTTGTCCCATCTGCCGCATTTGTAGCTTGACTAGCAGCAGCTACACCTGCATTTGTACCGCCAGCACTGCTTTGGAATATCTGTGTTCCAGTTGTATAAGAAAACCCACCATCAAAATCATCAAGCGTATTGCACAATACAAACAAGTTGTTTTCATTATTAGGTGAATAAACGTGTGATTGACCTAAAACGCCAGTCCTAGAGTTTGAAGTAAAAAAGCTCTCTACGAACCCAGTGCTGCAAACAACGCCTAATCGGGTGTTGACTGTACTTGAAGAATCTATTGTAGCTGTTGCGTCAGCCGTTAATGCTCCTGCACTAGAAACATCAAAAATAGAGGCTATTGTTATTCTTGGTGACGCTGTAGATACGTCAATCAAAAAAGTCCTAACAGCTGCCGCATCTCCATAGGTTAAATTAGTCCAAGACCTGCTGTTTTCTCCAGTATCAGCAACAGCAAACATAATTACAGTGTTTGCATTCGCGGGTATAGCAACATCAGAGTAGGTTCTTGTATTGCCTGAATCTGCGTCAGCAGCGTAGCCTGTCGATTGAGCAGTAATAATTGTTGGTTGTGTCATAACTACCCCTTAATCAAAGTATACTGTTTTCGCAGGGCTGACTACTGATCGACTAACCTTAAACGTGCTTGACCCCTCACCAGTTGCTGTTACTGTGCCAGTTTGGTTTTTAGGGCTGGCTAAAGTTCCAACAGTAGTAAAGTTTCCGTCAGTGTTTTTTATTAAAAGCTCTAGGTTTTCACTACCACCCAAAGCTGGTTCGCAGTAAAAGAGGCGAGATGATCCAGCAGTTAGAGTAAACTCGGCTCCTGTAGCAGCTGTTGTACCTGATGCAATGTATTCTGTTGACATTATATTTTCCTTAAAATTTTAAGTATTTCGGCTTGGTTAGCCTTTATTTCTTCTCTTGATTGAGCTGCGTTCTCAGCGTCCTGCTTTAATAACGCAACATCAATGCTTAGAGCATGGATTGTATCGTTCATTTCTTGGCTTACAACTTTAGCCTCTTCAATGGATGATTTGTTTGACTCTACCTGGCCGCTTACGCTAGACCAAGCCATTAAAGCTATTGCGAATGTTACACTAACTGTAATTACATTTGCCATTGAGATCTCTGGGTTAAATTGTAAGTCCATTTTAGTTCCTCTCTACTCCCTTTGATTTCTCAAAGCTACGCATACCGCCAAGACCTAACATTCCTAAAAGGACTGGCAGCATTGTTTCCAAATCAATCAGTGGGATAGATATATCCGATTGTCCCAACGCTAGGGCAAAGTTAGCCATTGGGATTAGTAAGAAGTTAGCCGCCATACCTAGACAGCAAGTCCAGCCGACAGCAGGTCGCCATCCGCTTACGAAGAGGCTTTTATGACCAGCCTCAGCTTTGTTAATTTCGAGTTGCGCTTTAATTTGTTCGTGCGCGTTCTTTTCTGCCATCGTAGAGATGTCGTGAGACAACTGCCTACGCAAGTCAGCGTCAGGGATAGCCTTCTCTAATAACGATGATATAGGGCCAATTAGGGCTTGCAGCATTACCACTTAACCTTGTCGGCCCAGTAAGCCGCAGACATCTTACCTTTATTAATGTTCTTACGATGACGCGCTTTAAAGGACTTACGCTTTGCCTTCATTTTGGCTGACTCACCCTCTTTAGGTTTACCTGCTGTTTTAGCGCCCTGTTCGCCAAAACGGATAAGTTTTGTGAGAGTGCCTTCCTTCGCAAGAACAACGTGACTCTTGGTCGGGTGATTAGGAGTTCTCTTAGGCTTATTAACACCAGAGAGTCCATGCTTATCAAGGAGCTTTTGTAATGTAGCCATAAATCCTTATCTGCGAGCGTATGCGAGCAGTTCGCCGTTATTTTAAGATGCCCCCCAGTAACGAAACGCTAAAGGGAGGCGGTCGGCCTGAGAGAGGGAGGAGCCGACAACGCAAGTATAGGCGCTAGAATAGACGCTGTAAAATAAATGTGAAAAAAAGTTAATAAATTGACGTTTCTCACTACAACATGACAAGTCGGTAATGTATACTTGAGTCCGATCATTTGATCTCGGTCTTGAAGGATATGTCCAGCGAAAGCTTCCCTCACCGCTCAAGACTTAAAGCGCAAAAAGAAACCCCATGGCGCATCTGAGTTCTAAAGGCTGAACAGGGGGTGGAGCACACGCTAGTGTAAGGCAGCCGAATCTACTTAAAGCGTTAATGGTAGATTGCTCGAAGTCCTAAATGCGACTAAGGGTAAAAGGAACCAAGTTTAGATTCTTTTTTTAAAAGGTCTTTACTGGGGTTCTTTTGCTCTTCAGAACCTAATACTACCTCTGGCCTGCTTGACCTAGTTACGCCTAATCCCTTCTAAATCAACACTTTAGCTACAAATACCCTCCTACTGAGTACCAGATTTGGTACTACCTAAGCACTATTCTAACCGTAACTCACTGATATAACAGGGAAATACCCTAAACAGGTTTAAAAATGGCTCCGGTATATGGAGTGGATATTGTGACAATACCACCATCGGCGATTTGGGGGTGGGGGTGCATCACAGACCAGGCCCAAAGTCAAATTAAACTTTGTTAATGTTAGCAACCACTAACTACTGGATAGATATACAGCTGTATAAACGTACAGTTTTTTTTGAAGGAGGTAATGTATATATGAATGTGGATATTCCATTCCCTTATATCAAACCCCATTCTTATTACACCGTCAATAATCCGTCACTCAATCAAGCAATATCTAGCAATCGTCAATGTTTTGACAACATTACAAATCTGTCATGAAGTGAGAAAATGCTTGCAATTATTGTAAGGCGATCTGAGCAATTTTATTTTTACCCTTGCCTTACTATCAATTCTCTCGGCAAATGCCATGCGTAAAAGTCAATAGCAAAACCGTACAATTCATAACCAAAACATTACGATACTGTAATTGTAAGTTGGCTTTCATTTTGTATAATGGTTTTAAAGGGAAGGCAAGCGGCCAACCCTAATGTAAATAAGAATCATTATCATTAACTAAAAAGGGTAACAAGATGAACAACCAAGAGCAAATATTTATACATTTAAACCTTAAAGATGACTTAGCTTATCAAACAGCAGTAAAGAACGAATCTTTACAAGATATGCAACTTGTTTTGCGCGCTTACGGTGAGAAGCATGATTGGGAATCAGCAAGCGACCAGATTACATTAGCTTGGGATATTTTAAAGCAAGGCATGGGTGAGGATGAGCTAGCTGAGCGTGAAGGCTTGGAATGGGAAAGAACACTAGAGTTTCAATCAGCATAATTTAAACGGGGCGCAAGCCCCACAACCAAAAGGAAGAAAAAAATGAACGCAACTTACAAAGATTTATTTCCTGAAGTTTCATTTACTGACAAGGTCGAAGTGCATTTCAACGATGGTTCGGTTCAATACTTCAAGCACTTATACATGGGCGAAGAAGAGTTGGAAGAGGTCGACTGGTCGAAAGTAATTGAATGTTATGAATGTTAGTTAGTTAAACAACCAAAAAGAGGGTTACACAATGAACATAGCAAATAAAGACGGATTCAGATTCGGCGAAACAGCATACATAATCGGCAACGAGTTCGGCGCACGTTGTATTGCATACGCTAACAATGAACAGGAAGCGCTAGACCATGCGGTAGATGAGGGTTTTTTAAATGCCGATATTATGACCGACGAAGACCACAGAGAATATAACGACAATGGTTGGCATGATTCTTATACATACGCTGGCAACGCTAGCGAGCCTATCTGGACGGAGTATCTCTGGATTAAACCTGCAAGCAATCGTAAACAGTAACTACATAGTAAGCATTCCTTCGGGAGTGCTTGCAATTGTAGTTACTTTAAACAACCAAAGAGGGTTAAAAAATGCAAGAATTAATGAAAATGCTAGACAATGATGAAGTAGTAACAATCCACAGCCGCACCATAATTATCGCGCTCGCAGATTACATGGAATCTCAAGGAATTAATCCCGATGATTACCGAATGGAAAAGATAGACGGCGGCGTTGAAGTTTGGCGCGCATAAATAACAACCAAAAGAGGGTTAAATAATGAAAATCAAAAAAGAGCACTACAAAATACTAAAGAGCGCAATAGCTGAAACGCTAGAAACGCATAACAAGAATGGCGAATTAGTGAGAGCCTATCAAAAGGGGAATTTGCAAATTCAAGTAAAGTCAAAGACTTACAAAAAAGGTTTTGTTTTGACGTTTTGTACGGTAGTGGGCTGAACTCTTTTGTGTGCGATACATTATACAAATATATGAATGACGATCACCTATATACAGCATTAAAAAGTATATGCCCAAACATTAACAAAAGTTAATTTGTAAACTGGCTTACATTTACTAACATAAAAACATGGCAATAACGCCAACAAAGAGAGGGTTATAAAATGAACAGATTAAAAAATGACGTTAAACAATACATTATT